AGAACTGGGCAGGCCGTATTCGCTTCGCCGATCCCACTGCGAGGGATGGCCTCGAAACTTTTGAGGAAGACCCCGGCAAAGACGTCGCCCAGGTTGAGCTCACCCGCGAGTTCGTCGAGACCTGTTACCGACAGAACCAGCGCGGAGACGCGGCACTCATTGCCCGCATCTTCGAGAGCAAGAAACTCTACGACCACTACGGCAAAGTGTGGCGCACTTATAAAGACGGCATCTGGCAACGCGACGAGATGCAGGGCACACTTGTCGAAGCATCCGACTCAGTGGCTGCCGCCTATCAGGAGTTGGCCGACACCATCCGCAAAGACATCGACGCTTCACCGGCACCCGATCCCAAGAAAGATCCGCGTGTCGCTCAGGTCGAGGGTCTCGAAAAACGTATTCAGAAGATTCGCTCCATGGGCTACCTCTCCGGCTGCCTCACCTTCGCCGAATCGATCTTGGGAACGGTGGCCACCGAGTTCGATCAACAGCCCGGCATCCTCGTCGTCAACAACGGTGTCCTCGACTTCGCAAGTGGGGTCTTTCGGGAGCATCGTCCCGCCGATCGTGCCACCTACAAGACACCTTGCGATTTCAATCCCGATGCCGACTGCCCACGCTGGAATCGTTTCCTCGACTTCTTCCTGCAGGGGGATCAATCGCTGATGGACTACCTGGCAAGGGCCACCGGCTACTCACTCACCGGCTACGTCGATAAGGACATCCTCTTCTTCCTCTATGGGAAGGGGGCCAATGGTAAAAGCACCTTCACTTCGGCACTCAAGATGTTGACGGGTGACCTTATGACCACCGTCCCGATCGAGGCACTCATGGCCAAGGCATCGGATAACAACTTCGACTACCGCAAGGCTCAGATGGAAGGGAAGCGGATTGTGGTCTCCGATGAGATCCCCGAGGAGCGGCGCCTCAATGAGAGCAGCATCAAGAGCCTCGTCGGTGGTGACGACATCACGGCCCGGCGCCCTTATGAAAAACCCTACGTCTTCACACCGACCCACAAGCTCTGGCTCGTCGGCAACCACAAGCCGAAGATTGCCGGCACCGATCACGGCATCTGGAGGCGGGTGCATCTCGTCCCCTGGCTCAAGACCATGCCCGAGGAGGAGCGGCGGCCACGGCATGAAGTCTTGGCCGAGTTCCGCGCCGAGTTGCCTGGCATCCTCAACTGGGCCATCCGCGGCTACATCGACATGATCGACCAAGGCGGCCTCCAACCACCAGGGGCAGTCATCGACGCCACTAAGGAGTATCAGAAAGACTCCGACCAGTTCGCCCGTTTCATGGAGGAGCGCACCGAGAACCAGTGGGGCTTAACAACCAGCCTCACCAACCTCCGCGAGACCTACCAAGCATGGTGCCACGACGAAGGCGAAGAGCCACGTTACCAGTCCAACCAGAAGATTTCGCACTACCTCCGCGACCAAGGCTGGGAGATATCACGATCAGCCAACCGCAAAGAACGCCACGTCCTAGGACTGCATATTCGGGACTATCAACTCACTGCATAAGGGGGCGACCACTTCGACCACTTTGACCCCCATATCCCTAACTTTTGCGTAAAGAAACCATCTAAAATCCAAAAATCACAGAGAAGTTAGCCAATCCGACCCTCAAGTGGTCGAAGTGGTCGGGCTTCTAAACCCCACTTCAAATCATGTTAAAACACAACGACACCCAACTACTCACGGTCAAAGAACTCGCCTGGCGCCTCAACCGCCATCCCAACTACGTCTACCGCATGAAGAAAGCAGGCTTCCCCATGCCCGGCTACCGTTCCACTGTAGATGACGCACTACAATGGCTGGAGAAAAATCCAGGCTGGAGTCGGCGGCTCGTGGGTAAGAGCAATTCAGGTCGCAGATAGGTGGCTATTTTCGATATTTGCGATTACTTCCCCGCATCCGTTTCCAGCTGGCCCTATTCCCGAAGCGGTCGAGTTCGACAATGGGCTCGTAGTATTGGAGTGGCTGCCCTCCAGTGCCACCGAGTATTTCATCAATTGTCGCAGCCCCCCGCTTAGTCGGTGGTAGAGTATAAACGGGCTTCGTGATTTTTGTCGGTGTATCTATTTCAACTGGAGTAAGGTATCCACTTCCAGGTCTTTCATCCGCCGCGTCTTTCACTCTTTCATCAGTCTCTTTAATGGCTGTCTCTTCAGGTTCATTTTCTTCTTTTTGGCATTCGGTAGTCTCTAATTCTTCCACATATTCAGGGAAGGTCGCGTGCTCCAAGAATTTGTAGAAAGCCTTCTCCCTTAAACTTTGAGGAGCCTCGTTATAGCAATTTTCGACAAGCCTGCTTACAGAATCATCGGGAGCTTCAATGACTTCATCATAAACAGCCGCTAGATAGCCAGACTCCAAGTCCAAGATATAGGATTCATCAACTGTGAAATCATATCGGCTCTCAACGTATTCATCCCAGTGATTGTTGGTATAAAAATCAAGGAGCCCCTGTTCCTGAACAATTGCTTGAAGCCTTTTTATAAACTCCTGATTTTTTACTGGCTCGTAGTCCTCATTTGGCGGTGAATCAAGATTACCGCTCCCCACGAGGAACTTATAAAAAGCATGTTCGTGCCGAGTCACTGGTGTCCCATTGGCACAATTATCAATAAATTGCTTCTGCAAATCGCTCTTTGCCTCTCGTTCCTCATTGTAGAGTTCCCAGAAGAAGTTGAAATGCTGGTCCAGCAGTTTGGCCTCATCCTCAGTGAATTCTGAGAAATTATCGACGTAATCTGGCCAAGTATGCTCCACACGATCAAAAGTGCTACTATGTTCACCTCTCGTCAAATAGATTCGTCAACCCCTGCGCTCGCTCCGCTCGCTTGGGGACGCCGCTAACGCGCAAGCTCACCCGCAACGCCATCCACCCGCTGCCGGCCATCTCCGTTCCGCACCCGGCGCCGCGCCGCTCAACCCTATGGTCGCAAGCTCCCGCCGGGATTCGCTCTGCTTCACCGGGCGCTCCACTCCGAATGCCCCGCAGCTACCGCCTCTCAATACCCACCATCGCCGCCACCTCCCGCTGCCGCGCCAACCAACCGCCGACCTGCCACTGCGTTCGTGCCTCACTCCGAGGCAGCACGGCTCCCGCAACGAACGCCACCCGCGCCAGCCGTCCTCCGCTCCCTCGTGCCTCACTCACTACGGTCGCCCCGCGCTACCCACACTTCCAATCCCGCCGCCCCCAACGCTCTCTCAACGCACACGCTACGCGCCCTCCGCACAGAGCCCGCTCCCTCCGTTCCGCTACGCTGCCGCTTTGGTCAACCCTTAGTCGCAAGCTCCTGCGGGATTCCCGACGCTCCGCTACGCAGCCCGTCCTCCGCGGCCACAGAGCTCCGGTCGCTCCGCAACACCAGCTCGCATCGGATTCCGATGCTCATTAACTCCCCAATGCCGCACCGCCAGCCTCCACACTACGGGAATCTCTCAGCTCGGGTCCCAAGAACTTGCGCACAATGTCGCATTATGCCGAATACCGCGTCGTATTCCTAGCGGACGGCGCAGACGCCTTATATCGACATAACGGACATTGTGTCGCTGCGTTCCCCCCCGAGCTTCGATTCACCCGAGCGTTCCAGCTACCGGCGCGGCAACACGCCCCTGCATTCGCTATCGCTCATCTCGCTTCGCTCGGGGGCTACAGTTTGTCCCCCGGCCCCCTCCCTGGATGCCCGTGAAATCCAACCATGCCTGTGGCGGTTCAGCACCGCTTACCGCTCACGGTCGTTCCTCCCATCGCCGCTTCCGATTCTCCAGGCGGCCCCCCATAAAGTAGAAGGGGGGCCTTCCCCCCGCCTCCCGGCGCGGTTGGCCCCGCGCTTTCGCTCGCTCCGCGTAGCGCGCAGGCGCGCATGCTCAGCGCTGGGAGCCAGCGGCGCCCCTGCGCCGATCCGTATCAAACCTATTCTCCCGCTTCGCGGGATCACCAGTTTCGCGGGCCTAGCCCCCGCGAGGATGGCGGCTTCGCCGCCACTTTCCTTTACGCGCGTTTTTAAGCAGGGGCATCGGTGCCCGGCCGCGCCTAAATCGTTAAACCCAGTCAAATCGAGTGAAAGCCGCACCTTGTTCCAACTTGTCACCATCCGCGACAATGGAACGTGTCGACAACTCCCCAACAAACTTCGCCTCTCGCGAAGAAGCGTAAATTCTCACTCGCTCTGTTTGAGCGTGTGATCTCGAACATCCTCGACGGCAGCAATACCCATCCTGCCATCGAGAAAGAAGGTATCAGTAAACGGCACTTCTATCGGCAAATTGCTAACAACGTGGAGCTGGCGGATCGCTTCAAGCAAGCCCAACTCCAGCGCGATAAGGTTCGTAACATCAAACGTATCGAGGAAGCGGAAAAGGAACTCCATCGCCGAGCGGTTGAAGGTTGGGAAGAGCCCGTCTTCGACATCAAAGGCAATCACTGTGGCAACAAGCGCCGCTACTCGGATGCCTGCCTGATCTTCATGCTCAAATCTCTGAAGCCCGATGTCTTTGCCGATAGGCCTCAGGCTTTAATCCAGAACAACGTCACCATCAGCCCAAAAGAAGAAAAAGAAGTCCTCGCTGAGTGGCGTCAGCGCCTCGGCGCTGCCCCCGAGTAGTCACACTCCTCACTTCCCACTCTCCACTTCCCACTCGTGAGCAAAGCGAACGCACCATCCCCCTTCGACCTGCTGCTTCCGTATCAGCGTAGTTGGGTTCTGGATACGTCGCGTTTCAAAATCTGGCTCAAGTCGCGTCAGATTGGAGGCTCCCTTGCCGCAGCCTTCGAAGTAGTCGCCGACGCCATCGAGAGCGGTTCCGACTGGATCATCCTTTCTGCCGGCGAGCGCCAGGCTCTCGAATTCATGGAGAAGGTCCATCGGGTAGGGCAAATATTCTGCGACGGCATCGAGCAAAAGACTGGTAAACCTTACCGCCCCGAGACCAAGGCCTCACAGATTCGTTTCCCGAATGGTGCACGGATTCTTGCGCTTCCAGCCAACGCGTCGACGGCACGTGGCTACTCGGCTAATCTAGTCCTCGACGAGTTCGCCTTCCATGAAAACCCCGAGGAAATCTGGCGCGCTGTCTATCCCATCATCACCAACCCCCTGCGCGGACGCCTGAAGCTGCGCGTCATCTCCACGCCCTCGGGCATGAACAACAAGTTCTACGAATTGTGGAACGGTGCTCCCGATTTCAAACGCCACAAGACCAGTGTTTACGACGCCGTCGACCAAGGCCTCGACCTCGACATCGAGGAGCTCAAATCCAATCTCGCCGATCCCGATGGCTGGGCGCAAGAGTTCGAGTGCCAATTCATGGAACACGCCGCCCAGGTCTTCCCTATGGACTTGATCCGCACCGTCGAAGATCCCGCCGCGTCTTTCGGCCCCTGGGAGACCCGCACGCCCAACCCGCTCTTCGTCGGGATCGACATCGGCCGCCGAAAAGATCTCACCGTCGCCTGGACGCTTGAGCGCGTCGCCGGCGTCCTCTGGACACGCGAGATCCAAGTCCTCGAAAACATTCCTTTCCCCGAACAAGAAGCCATCCTTGCCGACCGCGTCAGCCGCGCCCGCTACGTCGCCATCGACTCCACCGGCATCGGCGGCCCCGTCTCCGAACACCTCGCCCGCAGGCTGGGCGATTACAAACTCGAAGCCGTCAACTTCACCAACGACCGAAAGCGCGAACTCTTCAGCCGCGCCAAAAAAGCCTTCCAAAGCCAGACCGTCCGCATCCCGGCTAACGGCAAACTCCGCGACGATCTCGCCAGTATCCAACGCATCGTCACCCCGCAAGGACTGGTCAAGTTCATCGCGGCAAGAACCCGAGACGGACATGCCGACCGAGCGACTGCTTTGGCCTTGGCGCTACATGCCGCAGAAAAACACCCTGATGGCCAGGGGATCAGCGAGCGGGCACAAGCCTTGACGGGTGTGAACCGCAGGAGGCACCGCCCTATGCGGACGAGGTTCGCGGATGCTTGGCGTTAGATTTCGAAAATTCTTGTTAAATCAATGTCTAATCGTTACTAGTGATCATATGATTAAGGTCTCTTTCCTCGCCTCGCTATTATTAGTGCCACTAGCCACTACATCGGCCCAACCTGTGGACTTAACTGGTAAGATTCGGGTTTCTTACAACGATGGTGCCCCAGCTCCAGATTATGGCTTCCAATACCACTATTACAAAACCAGCTCACAGCTCATTTTTTTAGATAGTGAGGAGCGATCAGCAAACGACTACACATGGGATAGTGGAACGGGCCGACTCACCGACAACACATTCGCCGAGCATTTTGATTATACCTACACGGGCACCGACACAGGCACATTTGTCTTTAGTGAAGGAGGCACAGGCGAGTTCGTAACTTACGATGCTTCATGGGATCTCGATTACGATGGCACACCTGATGGCGAGCAAATCGATGCGGGAATCCTTCCAAAATATCCGCATAAGCAGCTCAGTATGGCCTCTCTAGATACAAGTAGTTTTTGGCTCAGTAATGAGGGTGTGAGTTCGAATGACCTGAGTCTTGAATTTTCAGCAGAGCAGATCGATGTAATCGCTTCAGGTTCCAGCCCCTGGGGGATTGTTAATGCATTGTGGGTAACAAATTCTGGCGAAATTAATTCTCTCAGTTGGGATAATGACTGGACGATTTCCGTAATCATGCTTAACTCGGTAGTCGTTGGTAATGGAGGCACCCGCGTCGATTCGGATGGTGAGATTGAAGCAATTAACCAGGCTGTTATGTGGATAGATGTAATCACGACAGCAGCCAGCTCCGATAACGACTTATATACTTTCGGCATTACATTACAGGACCACAACGGCGTTAAACGAATACTTTCTGAATCGCCCATTGATGGCTCTGAATACTCGATTCCTTATTCGCCAGTGGAAGAGGTTCATATACGTTTATCCTATAATTCAACTGCAGCTGAGCTTACCAGCGCCTACAGCTACGATGGTAATCAGTATACGGATTTACGCACATCTTCAGTAGCAGAGTTACCATCTTACATTAATGGTGATTCAATCGGGGTTTCACTTGGAGCGGAAAGTGACAACGTGGCAATTAGCCCAGGTGAAAATACTTTTAAGGATTTTGTAGTTGTTTCAGATCGCGATGGAGATGGGCTTGATGATTCCGTCGAGACCAATACAGGCACCTATGTCAGTGAAACTGATACTGGAACTGATCCAAACAATGCCGATTCAGATGGTGATTCCATTCTAGACGCTATCGAAGTCAGGCAGGCCACGTTCGGATTCGATCCCACTGTATCGTCAGCGGCTCGACTTTTGGAGTTTCAACAAGCAGCAGCAGAGCTACCTGGTGTGCTCACCGATGCACAGAGACAGGGACTTTACTTGGGTGGAGTCAGTCTGACTCCTAGCGGTGGTAATTCATTATCAGTGGATTTCATCATCGAAGAATCCGAAGATCTCTCTAGCTGGACTACAGTGGATACAGTCAGTCATTCGCTCGATACTTCCGACACGAAAAAGTTCATTCGCGTCAGGAAGCCTGAATAGTGAAACCCAGTTAAATTCCTCCCTCCGTGCCTCTGTGTCTCTGTGGTAAAAACTCCCACCATGGGAGTCCAACGCACGATCATCCGCCCACACCCCCGCGACAATCAGCTGTCGCCCATCCCCGTCGACTTCGATCCTGACACGCTTGGTTGGATCCTCGACGAAGGTGGCCGCGGTAACCTCATGCTCCAGAACGAGCTGTTCAACACGATGGAGGACACTTGGGAGCGCCTCCGGGGCAACCTCAACAAACTCAAGAACGCCGTCTGCAAACTTCCCTTCAACCTCCAACCATGGGCGGAGAAGGGGAAGGAGCCGACCGATTCGGCGCTGGAGAAAGCCGCCTTCGTCGAACACGTCCTCCACAACCAGAAGGCCGCCACCTGGGAAGGGCAGCATAACTTCCAAGCCACCATCTACGAACTCCTCGACGCCGTCGCCCGTGGCGTCTCCGTCCTAGAAATCGACTGGACGGTCGAAGACGGCAAATACCTCCCCACCGCCACACGGCGCGTGCCTTGGACTTGCCTAGGCTTTGAGAACCCAAATCACTACGCAACCACCCAACGACTCAACTCAAACGGATTACGTCTCTTCCCCGATCGACGCCCGGACAACCCTAAGCCGTTTGATAAATATCCCCACAAATTCCTTGTCGGGATCTACCGCGCCAAGTCCGGTCACATTGCCGAGACGGCTCAACTTCGTTCGCTCGCTCACCTCTGGCTGGGGAGAATGCTTGGCTGGGAGTGGATGACGCATAAGGCCGAACTCTTCGGCCTGCCCATCCGCTGGGCCACTTACGATCCCAGCGCGACGCAACAGCAGATCGATGCCGTCACCGACATGTTGCGCAACATGGGCACCGCCGCATGGGGCGCCTTCCCCCAGGGCACCGACCTGCAAATGGTCCACGGCAGCACGCCCGGCGTCGCCGGCGCGTCCGAGCCAACCGAGCGGCTCATGTATCTCGCCGAGCGCGCCTGCGATCTCATCTTCCTCGGGCAGACCCTCACCAGTTCAGAGGGCAGTTCCGGCAGCTATGCCCTGGGCAACGTCCACCGCGAGGTCGAGCTCGACCTCTACGAAAACTACGCGGCCTACGTCATCGACGTCATCAACAACCAGCTCATACCCGCCATCATCGAGCTCAACTGGGGCAACTCCGAGGAGCTGCCCTTCCTCGAGGTCGAACTCAACCGCCCGGAGAAGGACAAGCAAATCGTCGAACGCGACAAAACGCTCTTCGTGGACATGGGACTACCCGTCAGCAAGCAATGGCTCTACGAGCGACACAAAGTTCCAGCCCCCGGCCCGAGTGAGGATCTCTTCACCCCTAATCTTAAACAGGAAAACTCCCCGCTCTCTGCGAACTCTGCGGTTAATCATCCATGTGTCCATGCCGCCAGTGAATCAACCGCCTCCCTGAACAATCGCAAAGCCCAAGCCGCCACCGACTTCGCAAAGCTCCTCCAGAATACAAATCTAAAGACCCACGACCTCATCTGGACTTCTGGAGACTGCCCCGTATGTGATCCCTTAAACGGCACTACCTATCCCGATGGCTGGACGACCCCGCCGCCCCTGCACCACAACTGCGATTGCGCGATAAGCGTTCAGCCCAAAGCGAATAAAACCTAGACCGCGATTTCCCGGACATGCGGGATCATCCGCGCATCCGCTTCGCGCAACAGTGAGGCTTCAAGGGTGAGCAAGGCCACAGTGCTACCATCCATCGCCAGAAACTCCACTTCGTAGGCTTCGCCTTCCTTATGGACATGCACGACTACCCCGACATCGCCCTTGGCGAGTCCGTTTTCAGGTAAGTCCTCTGTGAGAACTATATTGGTATGTTCCTCGATCATTTCAAAACAGGGTAGGCGGTTATTAGCCTCGGTGCAAGTTCATCTGTATCAATTTGCCAGACCGAGCGAACCACGGGCTCGCGCCCATCCGGACAGGCCAACGGCCCTTCGATTTCATACTTTGCACCGTAGGCGCTTTCAGTCGTTCCGACCAGAGCTTGTGTTTGCCCGTGTGCTTTCAACGCCCGAGCCAGTTCCGACCATTCATCTAAAGTGAAGCCGCAGGAGAAAAAGAACCGGGCCTTCGCCGCAGCAGGCATGCGCGTGGTATTGAGCAGGTAGTCCGTCACCTTTCGCTCATCCACATAGCAGTTCTCTTTACCCGGAAGTTCCATCCTCAAAGATCATTCCCCCGAGAGTGATCCTGCCAAACCCAAAATCAAATTAGCGTCCCATTAGCGCAAATCAGCGGTTTAAAAAACTCTCCGCCCCTCCGCGATCTCTGCGGTTAACCCCATCCGCCATCCCCCGAGTGAAACGAGATTAAACCCGGTGAAACCAACCGCTCGCATCCCGCATCCCGAGACTCAAATCTCGTCCCATGCCCGATGTTATCAAAGCGGCCCTATCCACGCCACTTTCACTCTCCACTCCACACTCTGCACTGATTGAAGCTCCCAAAGAGCTTCAATACATGCCCCCCGGCACGCACCGCATCAACGCATCCCGAGGTGGCAAGCCCGTCACCCTCGACATCACGGTCGATGCTTCGACGGCTGACCGCCTCAACCAGTTTCTCCAGGACCAGCTAACTAAGGCAACCGAGGGCAGGGACGACCGCCCCTTCTTCGACTTCAACCACGAAGACCGCGAAGCAGCTGCCTGGCCGACCGAGTTCTACTGGGCGGGTGATAACCCGCTGGCTGGTGGCGTCCGCGCCAAGGTCGAATGGAGTGGGGCGGGTAAGAAGGCCGTCACGGAAAAAACCTTCCGCCGCTTCTCCCCGACTTTTGTGCCCGACGAGGCCGGCCATGTGATCGGCTCGGAAACGAACATGGGTGGCCTCGTCAACCGCGCCGCATTCAAAACCATCGCGCCTCTGTTCGCTAAAAGCGAAACCCTGGAGGTCAACGCTCCGTCGTTGCCGCCCTTGGAGCTCGATCCCACTATCATTCAGGCGATCGAGTCCCGTCTCGACCGCACCCTCGAACTCGTCCAAGCCAACTGGTCAGACGAGTCCCGTGCCGCATCAGAGCGTGCTCGCCGTGCCATGGGCTGGCCTGGCCTCTCTCAGACTTGGGGCGATGGCCGCGGCGGAGCCGGCCCCAGCAGGGAAACTGAAGAAGATACTCCTGCACCCGGTAAAGACAGCGACCCCGAATTCGAAGAAGAAGAACGCCGCTCCGAGGAAGAATACAGCAAATACCTAAGAGAACGCGCTGAGGAGGATGCCCGTTCCGAAGATGCACCAAGCCGCACTTTCGACGAAATCGCTAGCGATCCCGAGGCGCTCCGTCAGCTCTCCGATCTCGATCTCATCGAGTTCCAGGAATTCACCACAGGCCAGACCCGCGAACGCTTCCGCGAGGAAGTCCGCCGCAGGCAAAACCAAGACCTCCCACGTGCCCAATAATCAATCCACCCAATTACGCCATGTCCCCCATCGAAAGTAAAATCAACCGCCTCTGCGATCTGGTCGAAAGCCAGGACAAAGAGATCAAAACGCTCCACCAGGAGCGCCGAACCGCCCGCGCCAAAGAAGCCGAGGCTGCCTTGGCCGATGCCGTCAACGCCGGACGCATCGTCCCCGGCGATACCAGCACGAAGGCCTTCTGGCTGAGTGCGCTTCTTCGGGACCGCGAAAGTGCCGTCAAGGCCCTCGAAGCTCTGCCCATCAATCCCGTCCTCGCCAAGGTCACCGACGGCGACGACCCGAAGTCCGGCCTCCTCGACAAGATGAGCCTCCAACAAAAGAAGCTCGCCGAAGTGCAAGCCGCCCATCCCCAAGCCGACTTCCAAACGATCTTCGCTAAAGCTCAAACCGAGGCGCCAGATCTCTTCCGCTAGCTCCCATCCGCCATCATTCATCCGCGATCATTCATCATCAATTAGCCATCAGACCCTATGTCCAAGCTCACTCGCACAAACGCCATCCTTCCATTTGCCACTTACTCTGATATTTCCGATCGGATCGGAGAGGCTGTCTCCATTTCGGTAACCTACGGAGTGCCTCATGTTGAGCCTCTGCCTGACCCCGGGACGAAGCCTTTCGGCATTCTAATTCATGCCGACGCTTCGACCGCCAGTGTCGCCGCGATTCACGGAGGTCTGGCCGGAACGGTGAAGGTCAGGTTGCAGACCGCCGCTTATGTCGGAAACGAACTCTATATCGATCAGACTGGAGGGATCAACGGTTTCGCCGATGCCGTTGAAGAAAATCCAACCGGAAAATACCTCTGCGCGCTCGCATTGGAAGACGGGGTTCAGGGCGAATTGATCGAAGCACTACTGTTTACGCCCGTCCTCGCTCCGTAGACCACCATTCAATCACCAACCAGTTCCTGTCTAATCTCCATTTTTGAATGATACGAAGCTCAGATAGGATGCGTCGCAAGGCCCGAGGCGAGCACGCGAGGGAGCATACAAACGTATGTGACCGAACGAGCGCAGCCGAGAACGCAGCGCCGCGCCTATGTGGGCGAGAGGTTGGGTGATTTCCCAATCAATGCGTCAGCCAAATTTCATTTTTCTAACTCCCATAAATCACCCAACCGATAGCATCAAAAATTATGAGCAGCTCTAAGTTCCACGTCACCCTCACTAACTACGCACGCGGCCTGTCCCAAGACCTACGTTCGTCTCTCGCTGATTTCATTGCACCTGAAGTCATTGTCCCCGCCGCCACCGGTCAATACAAGGACTTCTCCGATAAGAACGCGTTCCAGATTCTGGATACGTCTCGGGCTGTCGGTGGGCCTGCTCGCCGCCTCGAGTTCGCCGCTACGGACCCCACCTACAACTGCCTGCCCCAGGCCCTCGAAATCCCCATCGACGACCACGAGCGCGACGAAGCAGGAAAGGGCGATCCCCTCCAACTAGAGCAAGCCAAGACGCAGACCCTCGTCTCCTCGGCTGTTGCCTCGCACGAGCGCAAGGTCTTCAACGCCGTCGCCGGGTCTATCGCCGCCGTGAGCGGCATCGGCGCTTGGAGCGGAGCCGCCAACACCAACGACCCCATCGCCGAAATCGACGCCCAGATCGAGGCCCTCGCCACCGATACCGGCATGATGCCCAACCGCATCGTCATCGGCCTGCCCGCATGGGCCGCGATCCGCCATAACCCACAGGTCATCGCCCGCTTCCCTGGGGCCGCCTCCGTCGGCGTCACCCGCAACCAGTTCGCGTCGCTCCTGCTCAATCCCGATCTCGATATTCGGGTAGGGGTGCTGTCCTACGATGAGAACAAGTGGGGCAAGACCAAGAGCGCCAAAAACATCGTCGGCAGCGAATTGTATCTCTTCCACGGCAACAACGCGCCCACGCTCTATGATCCCTGCTTCATGAAGACCTTCCGCACCCGCCGCGGTGGGGTCGATGTGGTCCGCACCTACCGCGAAGAGTCCAGCCGCTCCGACGTGCTGGCCGTCGACTGGACCGAGGACATCAAGCTCACCTCCGCCATCAGCGCCAAGCGCATCACCGTCAGCTAACCCGGGATCGCAACTCTCCCGAGTTGCCCTGCGGAGGGACGACCTCCGTGTCGTCCGCCCAAAGTCCTCAACACCGACCCATTCCAAGCCATGAAAAAGCTCCTCACCCTCAGCGCTCTGCTCTTCGGCCTAAGCGCCTTCACCGGCTGCGAAACCGTCAAAGAGACCCTCTACGAACCCGTGCCCTACGACGAAGTCGCCGCCCAGCGCGGCATCACCCTCGAAGAGGCCGAAGCCCTAGGCCTCGTCCGCCCCAAGACCAGCCTCACCCCGCTCATCGAAGCCACCACCAGCCTCATCCCCGCACCCGGAGTCGCACCCGTGGCCAGCCTCGCCCTGAACGGCCTGCTCGCCTTCGGAGCCATCTGGCTAGGCAAGAAGAAGCGCACCGCGGATAAGGTCGCCACCAGCCTCGTGCAGGGCATCGACACCTTCCGCGACGTCCTCGATCAAACACCGCAAGGCGAAAAGATCGACGCCAGCCTAACGAAGACGCTCAAAGAGCACCAGCAAGCCCTGCAAGTGCAGCGCGAAATCACCAAGCTCCTCGACCGCTACGCCACGCCCACCAAAACACCGATTGAATTAGGGTAGGGAGTCCTCCACAGGCCTCCGCCAATGTGCAATAAGCTAAGAAGGGGGATGTGGTTGGCAGGGTGGAAGGCTTCGGACAACGACAACCCTCAACCAATTCCAGCATCCTCTACGGGGCTACGGCCTCCGGCCTATATCGCTAAGGCCGCGATGGGCCTAAGTAAAATCAGTCATCACTCATCACTCATCAGTCATCCGCCATCAAATCCCATGCGCCGCATCTACGAACAGATCATCGACCTACGCCCCGCGATTCTAGGCACCGGGACAACCGTCGCCCTTGATCACATCAACAACGCTGTTGGGATCCTCGTCGGCCTGGCAACTTTAGTCTATCTGATCATTCGCATTAGCAGAGAGCTGAGAAAATGAACGGCGATTCGGGGTGGACAGCTTAGGTTCGAGGATGCTAACGTTTGCGGCATGAAATACCACGTTCTCTGTTACTTGCTTCTCCCCGCTACGGTCGCCTTCGCCGCCGCCCCCGAAGTTTCAAACATAACCGCGAATCAACGTGCTGGAACGAAACTCGTCGATATTTACTATGACGTGACTGACGCGGAAAATGATCCGCTCACCGTATCAATCCAGATTTCGTCTAATGCAGGCAGCAATTGGAATATTCCAGCTCGCACCCTAACGGGTGATGTGAATTTCAACGTCACGCCTGGCACTGCGAATCATATCGTCTGGAATGCTGGGGCCGACTGGAACCGCAACTACACCACGCAAGGCAAAGTTCGTATCCTAGCGGATGACGCGCCGACCACTCCGCTCGTTGCAACGATGGCTTTTGTGCCTGCGGGGTTCTCTAGGCCAGGTTTTGCTAATTGGGTGTTCGAAGACGTATATACAAGCGCCTTCTTCATGGACAAGACCGAGGTGAGTCAAGCGGAGTGGAGTGTAGTTTACGGCTGGGCAATTACGAATGGATACGCCTTTGATAACGCGGGCGCGGCAACTGCTTCGGATCACCCTGTTGTTAACATCAACTGGCACGATGCCGTGAAGTGGTGCAACGCACGCAGCGAAAAAGAGGGGCTCACACCATGCTATTACGTAGATGCAGGAAAAAGCACAGTTTACCGAACTGGGCTCGTCGCGCTCGACAATAATTGGGTCGATTGGGATGCTAATGGTTATCGCCTCCCCACACGTGCGGAGTGGCGTAAGGCTTACTGGGGTGGCAATGAGGGAAGTAATTTCTTTCCGTGGCCCAGCAACGGGGGCAGCCCTACTGACCATATTAATGGGAGCTTTGGTAACTATGATAACAGCGGCGACCCGTGGGATGACCAAGTCGCTAGCCCCGATTATTCTTGGGAGACTACTCCTGTAAGTTACTACGATGGTAGTCAAAATCCGTCT